GGAGCAGAAGCTAAAGCCTTTTGAGCTGCAAGAAAACCGTCGATTGTTGCTTGGGTTATCGCTGCAGCTTTTCCTATTCTCGCAACTTTCTTATTTTCGCTATTCGCTAAAGTAGCCAGTGCGCCTAATGTTCTCTGACTATTCGACAATCTAGCACTAAGATACTCATTGTCAGCCTTCATTTTGGCGCGTGACGCTTGCTGCTCACTAATAAGATCATTTTGTCTTAAAATATCGATTCTTTCAAGCGCTTGCTGATAGCTATTGACATACGATTCATAACCCAACAAATCTTCATCAATAAGCCCAGCATCAGCTAAACCTTGTTGGGCTTGCCCGCGATTTATTTGACCACTATTTAACAATGCGCTTAAATCGCCTGCTGTATCTTCGACGCCAAGATTGGTGTTTAGAGAGTCTGCTATTTGTTTTCTGCGCTCTAAAACTTCATTCTCTTTAATCATTTCAGCAAGGGATTGACGTTGAGTCTCAGTTAGTTTTTCTCTTAGCTGATTTTCTAAATTAATGACTTCTGCAAGGGCTTTTCTATCAGCGCTGTTTTTACTGATCGCTTCCCTCTCTGCCAATAACTGATCTTGCAAAGTATTAAAAGTTTCCTCTGGTTTTATCGATGCAAGCTCTTGTTTTAGTCGATCTTCATTTCTTTTTAACAAGTCAACCCGTAAGTCTGATTCCTCAGAAGTTTTAGAAAGAATAATTGATTTTCTTTTTTCAAACTCAGCTTGTATAGCTTCTCTTTCTGTTCGCAAAGCTCGAATAACAGCACTAAGCTCTTTATCGCCTGCAGCGCCTTTTTTGGCTTTATTCGCTTCTTTTAAAAGATCATTGATGCGCTTGGCATCTTCGCTTGTAACGCCAGAGGTTTTCGCAAGATCCAACAAAGCGCTTTCTTGCGCTCTATTAAACGCTCTTTCTACTGCTTGTTGTGCACTTCCGTTGTCGAAGGATTCATTGAAAACGTCGGCCGCTTCGTTAGCTAAATCTTTGATTGTGTTTTTGGATTTATTAGTCAACTTAGTTAGGTTTACTGGTTCTATGTCAGCACCTATTGCATTCAAAACCTTGATAACCTCGTTACCAAAAGCGCTAGTAAAATCTATGACTTTATTAAAGCCAGACAAGAAAGCGTCTTGTATAATTTCTGGTATTTGTTTCAATGCATTTTCGACTAACGTCTTACCAGCCTTCATCAAGCCAACAATCGAATCGATACTTTTAGCGACTAATTTAATTATGCCAATAAATGAAACATCAAATTCACCAACCAACTCTTTTAAAAGCTCAAGCATTAAACCAAAACCAGAGCCGATCAATTTTAAAAGAGGATCAATGGCTGCTCGAATTTCTCTAAACAACTCAATTGAAAAACTACTTAAAGTAACTAGGCCGTTGCTTGATAAAGTTATTTGGTCAGAAAAAGCAATAAGCGCTGTTACGGCGGCACCAATGGCTAGAACAATAATTCCAATTGGATTGGCCAATATCGCAGCATTAAATAATAAAGCCGCATTTCTCATTGAATTAAAACTTTTGACTAAAAGACCGCCTGACGCGGAACTTTTTACTAACGTCGCTTGGTAAATACCTAAAGTAATGATTAAACCTTTTAAGGCTGTTTCAAAACTTTCTAAATTATTAGAGAGAAAACGAATAGCGGAAGCCAAGCCTCTAAACAAATCAGTTAGCGCGCTTTCAGCACCTAAATCACCAAAGGCAATGATCAGTCCTTCAAAAGCAGAGGCAACAGATAAAGCAGCACCGTTTAAGTTGTTATCCATTGTTTCTGCTAAATCATCTATGTAACCCTCAATATCTTGCAAATCACTTGATGATGCGCTTATTTTATCGACTGATTGAATTAGAACATCAAGAGGACCACCGCCAATTCTGCCTGCGATATTAGATGCAGCCGTGTTGTCTATGCCAGCATCTCTCAAATTCTGTAAAACTTTTATCAAACCAAGATTTTTAACACTGACATCATCAACGGTTAAGCCAAATTCTTTTAATGTTTTCTTAGCTTGTTCGGATGGCGTCTGTAAAGATAAAATTGCCGTTCTTAGGCCAGTACCCGCGAGGGATGCTTGAATACCAAAATCAGACAACGCACCAATAGCGGCTGCAGTTTCTTCGATTTCAATTCCCGCACCAGCAGCGGTCACGCCAGCAAATTTCATTGCCTCACCAAACTGCAAGACATTGGTGTTAGATGAATTAGCTTGTTTGCCAATTACCCCTACGACACGGCCCATCTCTGAAGCATCTAAACTAAATTGAGATAGAACATTGGAAGAAATATCAGCGGCAGTGCCAAGATCTAAAGCACCTGCTTGTGCAAGCTTTAACGTTGGCTCAATAGACGATAGAACTTGATTGGTATCAAAACCAGCACGCGCTAAAAACGTCATGCCTTGCGCAGCTTGAGTGGCAGAGAAACGAGTTTCAGAGCCTAATTTTTTGGCTTGATCTCTCATATCCTGAAACTGAACACTAGTAGCACCAGTTACACCCTGTAGCGTGCTCATTTCTTGCGAGAAGTCTCGTAATGTTGTTACGGCACCTTTGAAAAATTGAAAACCCACAAAACCAACAAGCGTTTTTTTCATAAAATCTAACGCTTGATTAGCATTTTTAGCAGAGCGAGCAATACCTTGAATGGCTTGTGAAGTTCTTTCAGCGCCTCTTTGACGCACTTCATAAGAAACGCTTTCATTGATGTTAGTCATCTCAGCGCCCCTTGGTCAAATAACGTGATAGAAATTCAAGAATGTGAGTAGACATCCCTTCGGGCCTTTGTGCAGAATGGCCTTCATCTAAGCGTTTTATATATTTAAGATTGTTAGTTAGATACATGGGATTAGAGAATTTTGTCTTGCTTCTATCTCTAGTAGAATTAGAATGGGTGATGTTTTCATCTAGCTTGTTTTGCACTTGCCAGTTGTTTTTTGCAAGACCTTCATCGACAGGCGTTAGTTGCACGGCGAGAGCATAAGCGCCGTTAACAGCGTCTAGCATTTTCTTTTCTTCTCTGGCTTTTATTTCTTCTGCATTGGCCGCTATAGCCAATGCGAAAGAGCCAAAATCTGTATGATTAGCCATTTGCAGATTCCTGGTTAGCCCGATGATTTTTCTCAATCAAATCATTCATAATTTTCATATAAACGCGGTCCATTGATGGTATGTAATGAAACATCTTATTTCTGGTCGCGCCAACTATGTTGCTTTGATTACAAAATTCATTCAGGCAACCCCAGCTTATTTTTGTATCAGGGGAGAAGAAACGCCTTAGCTCGTTAAATGCATCTATGTATATCTCAAGCCCTGGCAAAAGCTCAGGCTTGTTCAATATCTCTTCAGGAATGGGAAAGTTGTTGTCTAAACAACGTTTAATTCTAGCTTTTTCATATGGTGATTGAAGAATATCGTACTCAATCACCTCAACTAGTTTTTTTCCTCATCCTCTTCTGGATGGCTTCGAAATAATTTGTCATCCTCCGCATCTTCTTTAATTAAATCGAAAAGCTTAGGATATTCAGTTAAAAACTCAATGCACTTTTCAACAGAAAACGGGACTTTCTTTCCGTCGTCGTCTTTTATCGTCCAGTCAACAACAATAGTGTGTGCAAAAATCTTTACCAATATTTGCTGCGCTTTATCGTTGCCAAGCTTACCAGCCTCAAAAGCCCTACGAACAGGATCAAGCTCGCGCTCCATCATTTTCATGTAGGCTTTATTGGTTCGATATGCTTGTCGTATAGTTACACTGAATTCACCGTAATTGACTACGGCTGTGCTTTTATCAACGCCAAAATTTTCACTTAACATTTTCATTATGGGTTTGCTCCGTCTGGCAGGTAATCCCAAAACACGATCATCATCGTATGGTCTAAATCAGCATGAATAGATGAGCCAGAACTCGCCTCATTAGTCAATGGAATTTTGATCGCTTCATTTTGAGAGACATTAATTCTACCATTGCTTAATGTAATCAATGGAATATCCAGACTAATACCTTGATTGTCCTTAGTCAAGCGAACTGAAAGAGTAACATCAGCATTATTGCGAACCGCTCTTACTGCAGAAACATCAGTAAAATAAGCCGTGATTTCCCCGGTGACATCCAGCATCCCCGTCACCGCTTCAAAGGCTCCTAGAGTGCCGATTGATTTAGCGGCATTAACGTTGTTGCCTATCGTTAAAGTGACACTTTCAATCGCAGCAATTAGAGGGTCTGGGTTTGCATCATCTTCTACAACGGTAGCTAATTTAATTTTACTGATATTAGAAGAAGTGTTATAAGCTTCATCTGATTCAATGCTAGGACGATCACCAGCTTTTAAGCCTTCGATTGATGTGCGAGTTTCAGACGCTTTAGAAACAAAGTTAAAATCGATAGTGATTTTGTCTTCAAGAGGAATGTTAATAGTCATTTCGCTAGGAACAGAACCTGACAAATATTCCGCTTGTATCTGCGTAGGGTTGTTCTCGTCTGGCGCACCCAATGTTCTTTCTAGCTCATAAGTTCTACGCTTGATTAACGTGGGGTCGGCCTCGTT